GTGAAAGACGAATTAGCACCTTACTTTAATAATATCACTTATGAGAAGTTTGTTCGAGAAGTTTATTATATGACGTTCACTACGTCAGATAAAAAAGAACAGACAGAAAAATTTGTAAGTATAGAGAATATTTCTTTTCTTAAAAGAACATTCAGATATCATTCTCTTATGAAGCGAGTTATTGCACCTTTAGATAAAGATTCTATTATGAAAAGTTTGTGTTACTATTTGCCTTCTAAAGAAATCACTCCTGAAGAACAGATCGTCCAAACGTGTATTAGTGCACTTACAGAACTCTTTTTCCATTGTGACGAGCAAAGTACCTATGATACTTACAGGCGTAAAATTATAGACAAATTAGCTGACTTGACTAGGTTCAGCATATCTGATTTAGAGCCCTTGTTTAAAACGTGGGATTCTTTATTAGATAAATATAGTCCTCAATAGTTTTACTATCTTTTACTAATAAAAGATAAAACTCAGTGCCAAATATACTGAACATTTAATCACTTTATCAAACCATAAGATGAATGTTTACAGGAAACACTGTTATAAAAGGAGGCTTATTTAAGCTTATTATGATACAATTAGTGCCTTGTCGTGGCGTACCCACTTCAAAAGACAAATGTATTGGTTTGCGTTCGTAATCACCTAATTCAGTGGTTACAAGAATGTAATTTGAATTGCCAAAACTACAATTTATAAACCAAAGTGTGAACACCAAATGGCTTCATACTGCTGTAACCATTCAGCAACCCCATTTCAACAGAAATTACGCAAAGCAGCTTATGCTGATTTTGAAAGTGCTGTTGATAAATTATTAAGAACAACTGATACTCTTCAAACAACAACTGATAACTTATCCAGTATAATTTCAATTTTAGAAAGAACTTATGTAGTAGCTGAGTCTAATTCAGTTGATCCTCCTGTTGATCTTACTAAGAGTCCTTTCTTTAAAATGAATCTTCAAGAATTAATTAATAGAAAAGATTTACGAACATCACCATTAACCTGTCAACAATATTGTGAGGATGTTGAATTCTTTTCACGACAATTAAACCAAGCCACTAAGGATTCTCTTCTTGAAAATAAGAAAGCTTTTAAAGTTACTTATGTTCAGGCTGAGTCTCTCAATTTGGAGAATCATTCAGATACTAATAGTGCACAAATTTTAGGGAGTTCAACAGATAAAGTTATTTCATCTGCTTTAGATGATAAGCTTTATCTAGATGATTTCTTTAAACGTCCTACACTTTTAGATATTAGAAATATTCCTTTAAATACCGCTATTGAATATACCCTTGATCCATATTATATCTGGTCTAGAAAAGCTTCTATAAGAAACAAATTAGCTCACTATACTTATTTTCGTGGTAATCTTAAACTAAGATTTAGTATATCTTCGTCTAAATTTCATTATGGGTCATTACTTGTGAGTTATCAACCACTAGATTCAACTAATAGAAATTATCAAGTTCTTAGAGGATTATCACCAATTACTGATCAAAAGATTATGTTTAGACAAAATTATCTTAGTCAAAGTCCCAACATTTGTTATGTTAATGCTGGTCAAGATGATGACGTTCAACTTGATCTTCCTTTTATACATCCGCATAATTCACTAAGATTATTTAGACCTAATGATACTAATATTATTGTTAACACTGATGGTTACGATGATTTTGATAACTTAGGTCAATTATTTGTAACTTCATTAGGAAAATTTCACTCTGCATCTCCAACTGACACTTCAGATTTAACATTGACTGTATATGGTTGGATGGAAGATGTTGAGTTATCAACTCCAACTAATACTAGAATTACTGTTACAGCTGAATCTGAATTTTTAACGAATCCAGTAAGTTCTACTGC